ATAGCATCCATAAGCACTTAACGAGATGGGATGTCTTTATGCAAATGCAGCATCCCGATCTAAAACCGATAAACTACCATGCTATTCTACCACACGTAGGCTTCAAAATTATAAGTAGTTGCAAAGCCGGTATTATTAAACTTCAAGGCTCTGAATTTTTATTAGGTAATGATGGCAACGTTTGCTTTGGTGACGAGCTTATTATGTTGTTAGGACGCGTTGAAGGAAAAACCATCGATTTGTACTGGTTGGATGGTAACGACGGTAAAGTCCTAAAAGCACTAATTTATATCAACAATCAATTTCAATGCGAGGCGGTACCTAAACCGCGCTACCATCGTGCTAAAATTGAACAAACCGCCGCTGACCTTGAAGCACGTGAGATCATGAGTAAGTATGTCTCCACAATTGAAGCGTATGGACGCAGAAGGAAACAATCGATAGAACGAGTTACAATAATAGACAATACCCCGGCGCTAAAAAAATCATTCGTGATGCCAGGACTTAAACAAAATATACTTTCTGACCTACTAACAGGCGAATTGTTGCCTGAACCTCCGGACGAACTGGATTTTATCCCAAAGCAAAGTATTACACGCTCACTAAAAGACAGATTTTAATTTTTAAAACTATGATGGCAATAACCCAAGAATTTAAGACTAAAGTGCGGGACGCGCTAATGAAATTGAGAGAAAACTTTGATGGTTCCGACGGTGCTTTCGCGGTAAAGAATAAAATAAACCACTCCTATTTCAGCCAAATGAAGAGCGGCAAAATAGATATAGGTATGGCCGACGGTAAATGGATAGCCCTTGCGCGAGAACTTGATATAGCTACTTGCAACCGTAAATGGAATACAGCGCGTACGGCTGTGTTTAACCAAATCGAAGAGGATGTAAAGTATTGCCAAGAACACTCAAAGGCAATGATTTTTGTAGACGATTGTGGTATAGGCAAAACATATACTGCCAAATATTTATCGCGTACGCTAAGAAATTGTTTTTATCTCGACGCCAGTCAGTCTAGAACAAAAATACAATTTGCTAAAGCACTGGCTAAAACACTAGGCATAGAGTATCGAGGAAAAACAGGTACGGTTAAGGAAGATATAAAATACTTTTTAAAAGTAGTTGAAAAGCCTTTAATCATAATTGATGAGGCGGGCGACCTGGAATATACTGCAATGTTGGACTTAAAAGAATTTTGGAATGCTACAGAGGGAGCTTGCGGTTGGTATATGATAGGTGCCGATGGATTGCGTGCTAAAATTGAAAAAGGTATAAGTAACAAAAAAGTGGGGTACAGAGAGCTATTCAGTCGATTTAGCAGTAATTACAGTTTTAGTGTGCCAATTGGCAAAACAGAAAAAATTGCCTTTTATAAATCCCTTTTAACAGATGTACTTAAAGCTAATATGCAAGATAAAAGCGATCTAACCACAATAGTTAATAAGTGCATCGTGACAGATAACGATGGTAACATCGGAGGACTAAGAAGAGCGGAAAGCATATTAATACTTCACTCAAATTAAAATGGATAGAAAACGATTACTAAAGCGAGATTATAAAGCACTTGAATTTCAAGCCGCTGTATTGTATATCAAAGAAGGACTGTCAGCAAAGGTAATTTGCGAAAGGCTAAATCTATCTATGCCCACAGTTCAAAAATGGAATAAACAGGGCCAATGGGATAAACTACGTCCTAATCTAGAAATACTCACTCAATATAGAGCGGCCGCACTGTATATCGAAAAAGGATTTACCACCGGACAAATTGCTCAACAACTAAGTACGTCTGAAAAGCAAATTGAAATTTGGATATATATGTACGGGTGGGATGCTGCAAGGCAAATAGCCCAGGCCCAAAACATTATAGTAGAACTTACCGCCGCTTTCTGTGCGCATTATAAAAAGCTTTTCCCGGATGATGCCGCACAAATAGAGGTCGTACAAAACGACTTTATTAAAAAAGTAACAGCAAAAATTTAAGACATGGAAACAATAAACGTTGCAAAAATTAAAACAGTGCCACATGAACTAACAACAATTTTAGCGGACGCACTAGTGATAAGCCAGCAAAGCCATTTAAAAGAAATTTGTACAGAAGCTTTACTTTACGCCATTTTGGAAAATGAAAAAATAGCAGCAAGGCTTTTAAAATGCGGACTTAATATTTTTATGTACAAAAGGCAATTGGCTGTACGTCTGAAAATGAAGGCAATTTCAAATCCACCGGCAGAGCCACCTCACAGCGTTGCTTTACAAGGTTTGTTGATATTGAACGGAATGGAAAACGGCAATAGCCATAGCGCAATATCCCTGCTCAAAACTATTATAAAGAATAACAATACAGCGGCAGCGCGCCTGCTTAAAGCAGAACGTATAGCAATAAACGACTTTAACGAATTAGTATATAAGCCTACTTTAAATTAAACGCCATGCAAAAAGCGACAAAACCACAAATCGCAAAAATTCATGCGATGCTTAATAATTTAGGAATCATCGACCAAAAAGCCGAAATGATCTACAACGTTTCAAAAGGGCGCGCGGAAAGCAGCAAAGATTTAACTATAGACGAGGCGCGCACATTAATTACTTTCCTGGCGCAGTACGACCCTCGCGAGAAACAAAAAGGGCTTATCTTCTCGCTAGCATACAAAGCTGGAATTATCTACGGCAATACACCGGACGATAAAAAGATGAACGCAGCGAAACTTAACATGTTTCTTAAGGAACGTGGGGCAGTTAAAAAAGAACTTAATGCGATGAACTATAATGAACTGGTTAAAATTCACAGACAGTTTGAGGCTATTGTAAAAAGCACACAAAAAAGCAATGACAGCAAAGCTGCTGATAAGGCAATAAAGAATTTGTTAAATAACTTAAACCTTCAAATTGCATAGTCATGGAACGTTACAAGAATAGAGATGTTACCGAGGCTGACGCTAAACGGATAGCCGAATTTAAAGAACTCATAATTGTTGATGCAGAGGCAAAACATTTGCAAAAGGTGCTGTCGGAAATTTATAGAAACTACACAAGATTACTAGTTCAGCATCCGGATATGATTTCAACAAGTACGGATGACGAATTATGTTATTTGGGGATGATAATAGACGTATTGGAATAAAGTTACATTATTATTGTAAAAAGCGCCCTTATGATAGCTTAAGGGCGCTTTTTTTATGATTTATACTTTTAAATAATGCAAATACCCCTACCTCTTCGGCTTATATTTCATGCATTCTAAACAAAACATCGAATACAAAAGACAGCCATCTAAATTACTGCTAAGGCGCGGTTTTGTGTTAAAATAAAGCGTGAAGCAATAGGGGTATTTGCAGTTTTTTAATGGTTATCTGTTAAACCAATCTATAAAAAGATTAACCGTGTATTAATCATAAGGGATTGATTAAGTGTTTGTTATAGATAATGTGCGCGGTTCTAATTTGCTTTCTATCAATGTGTTAGGGTAATTTTATAGTGTAAAATTTAAACTATTTAATAACCCCAAGCCTTCAAATGAAAAGAACAACAAAGCGGTATGTCATCACTACCAGCGCCGTTAATTGCTATAAATACCGTGTGCTATCTGCCGGTGTCGATTTCAGCCAGTATATCAATAACCCTATTTTATTATGGATGCACAAGCGTGCAGACGGTAACAGTAGAGATCAAATTTTGCCATTAGGCAGAGTGGTCGAAATACGACTGGAAGGCGACGCCTGGACATGCCAACCCGAATTTGATGAAACTGACAGCTTTGCAATGTCCGTTTTTAACAAATACGAAAGCGGAGTGCTAAATATGCTGTCATTGGGCGCAATACCCTTGGAAGTAAGCGACGACCCTAAGTATATGTTAAGCGGCCAAACAGAGCCAACCGTTACAAAATGCAAGGTAACCGATGTAAGTTGTGTAGATATAGGCGGCAACGACCAGGCATTGCCTGTACAGCTTTATGATGCGAGCGGCCGAAGTATCGCCCTGTCTTATGGCTCGGTAGGCCAGTATCTAAAGTTAGCCAAACAAAGCAAGCTATTTGCGGCAGGCAATCATAAGCAGTCAACTGTTGATGTGGTTGAAAACGGCATAGCTGCTGGAAAATTAACGGAAACTATGGCCAGTGATCTATTATCCTTAGATGATTCCGATCAGTCGGTTAGAGATATATTCGATTTTGTTAAAGCAGCCAAAATTAAGCCTGATAGACTGGAGGGGAAAATCCCAAAACAAATCATGCCGTTGCTACATAAAAATTGGCGCGACTTAAAAAATGAATATGGCGACGGCACAAAAACGCTAAAAGAGCACGCCCCGGAAGTATACAAAGCGAAGTTTTTTGAGCACCACGACAGAATGCCAGCACTGAGAGACGGCAAGCCTTTATAGGATGTTCTGCTTGCAATTTTATAATTATCTATAAATCACAACTCCATTATGATGGTTCCAAATTCAAACAACGTTATCAACCTTGCCGAGTTATTCGAGCAGGTACATGGCTACAGGCCTGCTTATGTTGCTGGCTTGCCTACCGATGTGCAAGGCCAGCCCAAAGCGATGGTGCCGTCTACGGTTAAAAAGTTAACCAATATGTACGGCGAACCGCTATACGGACAGGCTGATACAATAGGCCGTGAGGTGTTTTGTCCGATAACCATACAAGGGTATGATTTAGATGGAATGTCAAAAGATTATCACTTTCCCTATAGTGTAATCAGTTTTGACCGAACCAAAAATGTAACGGCTACTGAAATGGCTGGAACAGACAATGAGGTAGACGAAATGATTAGTAACCGTAGCTGGCAAATTAGGATTAAAGGCTTTTTAATAGGGCAATACGAACAGTTTCCGGATAATGAATTAAGAGAGCTGTACGAACTTTTTGAATACAACGGAACTGTAAGATTGAAATGCGCACTGTCGGATATTTTTCTGCATAAAAAAGACAGTATTTTATTATTAAAGCTGAACATACCGCCAAATCCTGGCGTAATTGGAGTTCGTAGCTTTTCTATACAGGCGAAAAGTAGCAGTATAAATACTTTATATGTCTAATAATATTTTCACCCTTAAACAAAATAAAACACAGAATGACACCAGTATTAATTTTTACAGACACAAAAAGAATAGCCGCCGAAAAGGCGACTTTAGACCGAGTTGTTACACTTTTTCAATCAGTATACGATGCTTTTAAAGATATAAGCATAACCCCGACAATAGCAGAAATAAATACGCTTGTCACCTATACAATGAGGAGAAACGCTTCGGGCGACTGGTTGCAAGACTTTGCAACTAATAAGGTAATCAATGCAGCAGGAGGGCTGGTTGTAGCTGGTATACCATTAAACCGGGAAAAGTTCATTCAACTGATGGACGCGCAGCCCAATGTCTCTGCCGTTAAAGTTGCTTTAAGTGCATCTGAAAATACATTCAACGGGCCGTTTGAAATAAAATCAGCGCGTATAAATCTATTGTCACTGGTGGACGATGTTATAACAAAGGTTGCTGACTCTGATGCGCAAATTTCGGCTGTTTATAGTTACTA